AATAAAATCATTTTCTAATCTTAGAGCTTCTGTTTTATTTTCAAAATCTTTTTGCTTAACCTTATAATCTACAAGTTCTTTAGTAAGTGGAGCTAAAGTAGCTCCTATAGTTTGATTTAAATTCATTTGAATATTAGATTTAACAGATCCAACTTGTTCTGTTATTGTTGCTTGAGTTGTGAATGTAGGTATTTTAGGCATTATTTATATGCAAGATCTGATGTAAATAAACTTTTACTTGATCCAGCTCCTTGAGTGTATGATTTAGTTCCGAATGGTGAACCACCAGACATTGATAATAAACTTGTAGATGTTGATGCTATGGTTTGATACTGAGCAAGTCTTGCTTGTTCTCTTGCCATTTGAGCATTAATTCTTGCAAAGTTTGCTTGTTCAATTTTTTGAGATTGAGCAACCTGCGAATTATATCTCATAATATTTTCTTGTAAATATTTCTCTCTAGCATTAGCTACAGCAATTCTATATCCTGTATCTTGTCCAGCAACAACACCAGATTTAGCAAGGTTTACTTCTACTTGACCTTTTAATTTTTGATATGATTCATCAAATCTGGCAATGTCAAATTCAGTTTTTTTATCTATTTGTTCCGCTTCAGCTTCAAGAACTTTTGCATTACGCTCATTAACAGCTTCATTAAATTTTCCAATCTTACCTTGTTGTTTAACTGTTGCTGCACCTATTGCACCAACTACTGCTGCTTGCCATCCCATTAGAATAACCTCGCATACATATATTGATCAGAACCATCGAAACCAAATTTTCTCATTAAACCTTCTTCCTCTAAACCTAACCATTTAGCAAATTTTAAACCAGTTGTATAGTCAGCTCTTATAGCAGTTTGAACTCTTTTGATATTGTTTTCTTTAGCAACTCTTGCAAAATCTTTCTTAATAGCTTTAGCAACAAGTAAAGGATGTTGCAATACTTTGTTAGTAGCGATTACCCAACCTTCTGCGACTTCTCCCCAAACTATTTTCATACCTGCTGCAAAGATAGGTTCACCATCAATCATGCCAGTAAATGCTAAGTTATCTTGTTCTAAGTTCATTGGGTTACCATCAAATTCCATATCTTTATCCATCAATACATGATTCATTTTTTGCTTCATAATGTATTGACCATGTTCTCCTTTGTATTTAACAATATTTAATATGCTATCCATCGTTAGTTTGTAGTTTAGGATATAGAGATAGTATAGTTAAAGGCAATGGTTGTGTTTGTCTTACAAATATAAAACCATCTGTCTCATAATTACCTCTGAACTCTATTTCCTTATCTCCTGTAAATACATTAACCCCTTCATCCATTTCATCTGCTGAAGATCTAAATGGTATTCGTTCCATGTTATTTAAGTCTGGACCAACTTCAACACCAATAGATTCATACAATCGAATTGTTATTTCATATATTCTTTTAGTCTTACTTTGTGATGTACCATTTTGTGAACCTGCATCTATTCTCATTGTTTGTAATAAAGATGTGTATGGCAAACCAACTTTAACTTTTGATGCTGAACGATCTAAAGTAATCTCACCACTTGAAACTGTTTTGTTTGGATGAGTTGCACCATCAGCTAAGATAGATACTTCTTGACCTTCAAGATGAGATAATCCAGATATAGTTGTAACTGCACTACCATCATAAGATAATTGTGAATCTAAAAAATTAAATGAAGTATCATCTGTTTCATCAAAGTCATAGTTGTGCATATACTCGATATATCTTTTTGTAGTTCCATCGATTGTTCTTTTTACAATTACCCATGTTTGATATTCAGAATCATCTGTAGGAATTGTAGCTGCACTTTCACAAACTGCATTACCACTTCCAAATGCTCCACCAAATATATGTCTATGCCAAGCAACAACTTGTTGTTCTCTTTGATAAGTGAGTCCAACTAATTGACCATCGTTTCTAACACACCAAATAATTTGATTAGGTTCTTGTTGATACGATAGTTGTTTGAATCCACTTTCTGAAATATGTTCAGCAAGGATTGTAAGATCTGGAGCTATGTAACCATCTACATCAAAGTTATAAGCTAGTTCTCTTAATTTTCTTTTAGCTCTTTGTAAAAACAAAGTAGCATTACCAACAGCTAAAGCATCTACATTTGCAGCACCATTGTTAGATTGTTTTTTAATTAATATGTTTGTAGGTGTAATTGCAATATCAGTTCCACCACCACTAACTGCAAACTCACCACCAGCTGTACCAATGATTAAAGTTCTTGTAGAGGTCATAAATCTAATTGCATTAACTTGGTTAGATGCAATGGTATAAATAATTGCATCATCATCTGCTACTGTTCCATGATAGTTATCATCCATGTTTTCATAATCACCAGACTTAGAAAAGAATAATGTTTGTGGTTGTGATAATGTTGCAGCGAATACTAATCTTTGTTCAAAGAAAGTTACGCAAGAAGGATAACCTGTAGTTCCAGAAAAAGAACCTAAAGCAAAGTCAGTAGTTGCACTACCAGAAGATATAACAGCTTCTACAGTTGCAGTAACTTGAGTTGAAGATGTATATGCTGTAATTTTTAAATGACCATCTTTCATGTGTACTAATCTTCCAACATCTGTAGATAACCAACCTTGATCATTATTAACTCCAGTTGTTGATGACAATGTTAATGTAGCAGTAGCACCAACAGAAGTATGAGAGGTTGTTAATGTTGTTGTAGAAATGTTATGATCTTGAAATGGACCATTAGTAAATTCAACTTCAGTAAGTGTCCAGGCAGTATGACCTGTTCTTGATAGCTTTTGTACTGGATGACTTGGATGACATAAGTACATAACATCAGCAGATTGTGCAAACTTAATATCAAATAGTTCTGCTTCTAAATAAGGTGAACTAATTTCATAAGCTGATCCACCAGATAATATTTGACCATTGTCTTTATAAAATCTTATGTACTGATCACCAAACTCAAGTATGTAAGTTTGTGTTGTACTAAACTCAAAAGGAATGAGTCTTGTTTCTTTTGTAGAATCTTTTACTTCAGCAACAAACTGTGTACCAGATCTTCTTGCTGCACTTCCATGTGGGAAGATAATCATGTTCTCTAATGTCTTACATCCTGTAGGATATTTTTGTAGATCGTTTCTACCATCTAGTCTTGGTGATAATTCACCACCAGTAAAATTGGTTAGTTGTACCGCAACTCTTGCCATGGGTTAGTACCTTGCGTTTATAAATGAAGAAGCTCCAATCACATCTGATTGACCATTATCTGGATTTGTATTTTGACCTTCAGTAGCATCAACAAATCTAGCTTCTTTTAATTTATCTTGAAACAAGTTGTACATATTAGAAGCTGTTGGATTAGATGATGTGATCGCATAAGCAATGTCAGCAGCTAATGCAGCTGATATAGTTTCTCTTAATAGTTCATCATATTGATTTGGATCTTCAATTCTTGCAATGTATTGTATTTTAACTGTACCATGGTTTGCTACAATCTTTCTACCTTCAATCTTATAATCATAATCATAATTTAAAATAGTTAGAACTCTCAAACAATCTGATGGTAAAGTAAACTGATAACTAAAACCCCATGAAGGTGTTTCTGTATCTCTTGCAAGTTCAACTCTTTTGATTAAACAATTCCAAGGATGAGATCTAAATAAACTATCTCTAACTTGTGTGTATCTTGCGTTGCAAAGTCTTGCGTTCTTTGAATCTTCTGTAAGTGATAATATGGTTGATGCACCAAGTTGATTTAATGCTCCATTACAAATATCTACTACTGATGCCATATTAATCCTTTATAATATACTTTCTTCTAATTTGTCTATCTTTTTCTAATGCAAAGATCTCTTCTGTAGTTCTTTCGTTCTTTACATCAAAACCATAATGATACTTACCATCATTTTTAAATCTGTCTACTAATACATACCTATAGACATAATCTCCCTTTTTAAAATGTAATACTGTTTTTAAATCTTTTATTTGTTTCATCTGCATTCCAGGCGGCTTCCACTCTCGCTTCCACCGCCTAAAATTCTATACCTTACGCTTCGTACGCTTGGATTTTAACTACTTTTTCTTCTTCCATTCTAGTCGCACCGAATGCAGCAGAATAGTAAACTTGAGTAGCATATCCTTTGTCAGCTCTTTCATCGATTCTAGCAGTTGAATCTTTACCTACTG